AAGAATCCTTTTAGGACAATTTCTATATCTTCCAATGAAAAGAGAGGCTTTATGCCTCTTTTTTTTTAAATATACCTTTCCAATTGGATTTTTTTTATATTTAGTTATATGATAATAATGAATAAGGGTCAAGTTAATGAATTGGTGTTAAACATCAATAATAACTCAAGAACCGACTTTTCGGGATATACACTTACTTTTTTAAACATCTTATCACAAGAGGTTAAATCTTATACCATAAGCACATCAAATCCATTACAGTTTGCTGAAAATATTAGGTATTGTGAAATTGTATTGGATTTATCTGTTAATGATTTAAACTACGAGGGACAATATCAATTAGAAATTTTTGGTAATGGTACACAATTAGTTTATACGGGTATGGTTCGTTTATTAGGTACAACAGAACAAGGAAATACATTTACACAATACATTTCACCTGACGAGGATAATTCCAATTACATTTACATACAAGATTAATTATGAGTGAAGAAAAACAAAAATACCAATTAAGTAGAGCACAATTTACACAAGAACCATTACTACCAATCTTTTCTGAAGTTTTAAACAGATTAGATTATGTATTATATGGTGAAGGTAATATCATGCCTCAATACCTAATCAGTAGATATAATAACTGTGCAATTCATAAAGCAATTGTAACATCAAAAAAAGAACAGATAATGGGTGATGGTATTGTTTCATTAAACAATCCAATGGCCACAATTTATCTTATTAACGATAAGGAAAGAATGGATGAAGTGTTTGAGAAATGTGCGTTAGATTTGGTTCTATTTGGTGGGTTTGCTTTAAATGTTATTTGGAGTAGAGATAGAAAGAGTATTGCTGAAATATACCACATTGATTTTAGTAGATTAAGAAGTGGTAAGATTAATCCTGAAACGGATAAGATTGAAAGATATTATTATTCTGCTGATTGGACTAATATTAAAAAGTTCCCTGTTACAGAATATGATGCGTTTAGTCAAGAAGATGGAAGACCATCTCAAATCTATTATTACAAACAATATAGTCCATCACAATCATATTACCCACATCCTGATTATAGTGGAGCGTTGGCAGCAATTAATATTGATGTACAGATTAAAGAGTTTCACTCAAATAATTTAATGAATGGTATGATGCCTTCATTATGGATTAATATGAATAACGGACTACCAGGTCCTGAAGAACAACGTTTAGTAACAAGAGCGTTAGAGAGTCAATTTACAAGTGTTAATAACGCTGGTAGACCAATCATATCATTCAATGAAAGTAAGGAATTAAGTCCTGAAATTACACAAATTGCAACATCAGGTAATGACCAATACTATTCACAAATTTATGATGATATTATAAGAACAATCTTATCAGGTCACCGTATATCAAGTGGAGAATTATTTGGTATTAGTACAGCAAACAAATTAGGATCAAAAGATGAGATTGATACACATATTACTTTCATCCGTAAATCAGTTATACAACCATATCAAAAACAATTATTAGGTGTATTTGATAAATTGGTTACAATGAAATTTGGTGTACCAACAACTTTTGAAATTAAACCAATGTCTATATATGAAACAGGTGATATAAATGAAGCACCTTTAGTTGTAGATAAACCAGAAACCCCAACACAAATATAATATGGCAAACGTTTTACTCGTAAGTGAAAATAAATTAAAGGCGTTCACCAACGTAAATAAGAATGTGGACATGGACACAATCCGTGCTGAAATTGGTATTAGTCAAGATATTCAATTACAACCATTATTAGGAACTTTATTTTATAACCAACTATTATCTAAAGTAAGTGCAACAGGTAATACTTTTACATCTGATGAATTAACATTGGTGAATGATTATATCAGTCCATACCTTATACAAGTAAGTTATTACGAAATGATTCCACACCTACATTATAGAACAATGAATGTTGGTCTTGTTAAAGCTGGTGCTGTTGATGGTGGTAGAGATGGTGTTGATATTGAAACAATGAAATATCTTCGTACAATACAAAAACAACGTTCTGACTTTTACATGATGAGGTTACAAGATTATCTAATTATTGGATATGGTCAAGGAATATTTCCTGCGTACTTATCACAAAATACAAGAGATGGAATGTTGCCTGATAAATCGGATAAATACAACTCACCAATATTTTTAAATCATACATCTCGTTATGGATATTCATTGGCTCAATCAATGAGAAATTTGGATGTGTATAGTGATAGAGCACATTACGATCCGCCTTGTACCGATTGTGGGTATTAAGAGTGTGGATAATATGAAATAATTTTCGTATCTTTATAAAAAAGACATATGAGAATTAGAAATGAAAAAATTGAAACAGGAACAAAATTTAGTAGATTAACTATTAAATATGAATTAGAAAAACATTTACAACCATCAGGTAAATCTATAAGAAGATTTTTATGTGAGTGTGAATGTGGTAAAGAAAAAGAGGTTTTATTACAACATATAAAAAGTGGTAGAATAAAATCTTGTGGTTGTTATAACATTGAGGTTGCAACAGAACGTGGAGTAAAAAGATTTACCAAACATGGTAATTATTATCATCCATTATGGTCAACTTATAGTGATATGAAACGTAGATGTTATAATGAAAAACGTGAAGATTATAGATTATATGGTGGTCGTGGAATAAAGGTTGAAGATGTTTGGTTAGGTGAAGAAGGGTTTAATAATTTTGTAAAAGATATGGGATTAAAACCAGATAAATTTTACAGTATAGATAGAATAAACGTTGACGGAAATTACGGTCCAACTAACTGTAAATGGTCAACACCAAAAGAACAAGCGAACAATAGAAGATGAACGAATATATATATCAAATTATTGGGGCAATTGCAACAACCATCATTGGTTATGTTGCTGGTTTCCGTAAATCCAAAAATGAAATTGAGGGTGGACGACTTGAAAATATGGAAAAATCCTTAAAGGTATATCAAATAATTATTGATGACCTATCAAGAAAGGTTGAAGATTTAACTACACATATTGTACGATTAGAACAAACAATAGATAGTTTGAAACAAGAGAATAAACAACTCAAAAACAAAAATAGTATATAATGAAATTAGAACAAATTATTAAATTGAAATTTGGTGAGATTAAAAAATCTGAACCAACTGAAATGGGAGCTTATCCTTGGGATGAATGTATGACAGACCAAATGGAAAGATATGGTGATGAGGAAGTAGCAAAAAAAGTATGTGGAGCAATTAAAGCTGCAATGAAAAAATCATTTGCTGAAGGTGAAGATTTGGAAGGTGCTTGTTGGGAAGGATATGAACCAATCGGATTGAAAGAAAAGGATGGTCGTATGGTTCCAAATTGTGTCCCAATTAAGGAGAAATAATCTTAAATCAATATTGTTTGGCAAGATTTTTAGACCAGTCAGATATTGTTTGGCAATGCCAAACAATATTGTAGATAGCACATTTGCCACACAACATTCGCTGCAGCGCACAAAAAACCCCATCGTAGAAACGACAGGGTAAGATTAGGATACAGTTATGAAAAACCTAATCTATATGTTTAGGGGATAGTTTTAATTAAAATAAATAATTTCGTGTTCTTCTTCGGTTAAAGTTTCTTCATCACAATGCCAATAACCTTTTTCCATAATCAACATACATCTATCGTGTAGATATTTAACTTCTTCTTTTAACTCATCAAGAGTTTCCCATGAAAGAATGTATATAACCAATAAACCTGTGTTCTTACATTCAACCGTCATTTCTATTTTTTTCATATTATCTATTTTTAATTCCATCATTAAATGACCATTCGGGTCTAACTAAACCATCTTTAACTTGACCTGTGTATATGTTAATAACAGGTATGTCTTCTTTATATGTTAATTTCTTATGACCTTTAATTGTATTTTTGGTGGTCACAATTTTCTTTCTCTTACTCATATAATTTTGTTTTATCAAATTCCATTCTTGCGTATTTACAATCACCATCACCATTCTTTTTGTGTTTGGCCCTT